GTGGTAGTTGCAAGGCAACCACCCCCGTGTTGCTAAGAAATTAGCGGCAATGTGGCCTGATCTGGAACTTCGGGGACCAGAAAAGAGAATTCCGGAATTGCACGGGCACAGGCCGTCCACAGATTGTGGCGGTTGTGTCCTGCATCCGGGTGCGCCACGACCAAGTCGTAGCGCCTCCTCTTATGAGGTCCCCTGAGTTTTAGAATAATCTGGCTGGGGTCGTAGGGCCCTGCAACGATGGAATCGGAAATCTTCTTCCAACGTCGCAGAGACTCTACGGGTCTGCCAGAAGGAGGAGCATTAGGATAAGCTTTCATCAGTGAGGCGCGTGAGCGCCGGATCTGAGAGGAAAGCTTGCGGAGACCAACTTCAGCGATGGAGCGAGGACCGCCATGGGTTACAACACCAAAGGAACGAAGCGCTTGCAAGTGTGCTGCCGAGGCAGCACGCACTTGTGCGTCGAAGTTCCCCGAGTTCGGTCGGAAGACCGGAACTCCGTCATACCCAGGCAGTGGATCGCTCAACCCTAAAGTCTCCGGGGGGAAATCGGCCTGAGCTAAGCTCAGGGCGAGATCCGAACCCGGAGTGTAGGGCATTGGGGACCAACCTGTTGCCAGGTTGGCCGCCAACAGCATTGAAGTGTCACCGCTCGAGACACAGTTCCTAAGGATGTTCCCGGATGCGAGCGCAGATGCAAGGCGCCTTGTCAAATCTAGTTTGATAGGTTGCCATGGCAACTCTGCTCCTCCGAGACCCCTAGGAGCGCCAGGGTCAATTCCAGCTGCCAGCAGTCGGACCGTCAAGTGCGGTGCGACGATCCCTGCACACCTCTTCATCCTACGTTTCACAACGTGCTGTAAGGCACGTGGGACGTAGGATAAAGCGGATGTACAGGCCGGACCTAAGTCCGGGACGGCGTCATCGGAAGACAGCACGACCGGGTCAAAGACCTTGGCCGGGACGTCCCCGATGGGCGCAACAGCATGGACAACCCTGATGTCCCAATCCTTTTGCTCCTTGTTCAAGGGCGGGAAAGGATCCTTTACCGTCTCAAACCCACCAATGACAGAGAAACTCAACTCTGCGAAGACTCCACCCGTTGAAGAGACAAATGACGTGTCCTGGTTGACTACAAAGCCAATCAGGGGGGCCATTCGCTCATAACGGTTGATTGTTTCCAGTTCGCTGAATCCAATCAGGTCGTCTCCGCAGAGTGAAACCTCTGCTTCGGCCACCGCTATGGCAGCAGCAGCGTCGGCATCCGTTCGGATGTCGGGCCGCAACGCCAAGCAGTAGCTGAAGAAGTTGGTGAGGTTTAAGATGGTCCAGGATAACGGACAACCCATCAGGATCCCCCTGGTTTGGGGGCGCTTAGCGCCCTCAACCAGGTGGGGACCAAGGATGTGCCGAAGTGTCGACCGAAGGCCAGGAGCGAACCC